GGGGCCTTTCGCACCATCGTGACCGCAAGCCGTCCAGGGGCCCCGGTCTATGTCGCCTACGCCGACACCGAGGGCCCCGCCTTCCAGACAGCGATGGTGTCCGCCGGAATCCGAGTCCGCCAGCATCTCGTATGGGTCAAGAACACACTCGTGCTCGGCCACTCCGACTACCAATGGCGCCACGAGCCCATCTGGGCAGGACACACGCCCGCTGAGGACAAGGACTTCGAGGACCCGACTGCCCTTACCCACGAGGGCCTGGTTTACGGCTACGCCCCAGGCGGCGAGGGCCGCCTTGGACGCGGCGGACCCGGCTGGTACGGCGGCCACGACGCCACCACGGTCTTCGAGGTCCCCAAGCCGCCACGCAACCCGGACCACCCGACGATGAAGCCCGTCGAGCTCATCACCCGAATGCTCACCAACTCCTGTCCGCCCGGCGGTCTGGTCCTGGACCTCTTCGGAGGCTCCGGCTCAACCCTCATCGCGGCCCACCACCATCGGGCCCGCGCGTTCCTGGTCGAGCTCGACGAGCGCTACGCCGACGCCATCTGCCGCCGCTGGCAGGAGCACACCAGCATCCTGCCCGTCCGCGAAGGCGAGCCCATCGACTTCCTGGCGGCTCAGGAGGAACCGTGACCTCCGCCGGCATAGCGGCCAAGGCACTCGAGCTGCGACTGGCCGGAGCCTCTGAGGCACAGATCGCCGACCACCTGGGCCTGCCCGACGTCGACGCCGTCCGCAGCGAGATCTCCAACGCGCTCGCGGCCCGCCCGGACGCGGATATCCCGGAGACGCTTTCCCTCGAGCTGGCCCGCCTGGACCGCCTGCACATGGCGGTCTGGCCGCAGGCGACAAAGGGCAGCCTCGGGGCGGTGGACCGGATCATGAAGATCTCGGAGCAGCGCATGAGACTCCTGACGGCGCTGCAGCACGCTGGCATGCGGCTGACACCGGCGTCGCTGGGGAAAGCGCGGGCTACCCCATTACCTTGCCTCAGCGTGTGAGCGATTGAGTGAGAGGAGGACACCGTGTCCTCCTACCCGCCACCACCCGAGTCCCTGGAGGAGGATGCGGCCCAGGTGTGGTGTGACACCCTGGAGGCCTACGGCGCCGGCGCTGCGAAGGTCGCCGGTCCTCTCCTGGAGGAATACTGCCAGGCGGTCGCCGTAGCCCGCCGAGCTCGCAAGCGTGTCGACGATGAGCAGATCATCGTCGGGGACGCCAAAGGCTCCCCGATCGCTCACCCGGCGATCGCCATCGAGCGCCGCGCCATGGAGACCATCCGTCGGCTGGAGGACCGTTTCAAGCCACCGCTGCGCCGCCAGGGCACCTACGACCAGGGGTTCATGGTCCGCAAAACCAGACAAGCCGTGGACGCCGCGCCCGAGCTGCGCGACGAGCCCCGCTACGCCGGCGCGGTGGCCGCGACCATGACCCTGGCTTGGATCATCGACGAGTCCCAGCGCGCTGGCGGAGAGGTCCTTCGCCGTGCCGCCTACGGCCCGATCCCCACCTACCTCAAGACGCTCGAGAAGCTCGGTCTCACCCCGACCCTGCAGGCCGTCGACGACGTCCCTGACGCCGATGGCGCCGAAGCGGCAGCAGTGACCTCAATAGACGCGTGGATGAAGGCCAATGGAGCCTAAGCACTTCGGCCGCACCGAGCCCAGACTCTGGACCCGCCCGCTACGTCCCCTGACCCCCGAGACGTCCAGAGGCTTCGAGGTAATCGAGTTCGCTCTTGTCTTCCTCGGCGTCGAGCTCTACCCCTGGCAGAAGTGGCTGCTGATCCACGCCCTGGAGACCCTCCCCGATGGCTCCTACCGGTTCCGCCGCGTCATCGTCCTCGTGGCCCGCCAGAACGGCAAGTCCCTCCTGGCGACCGTGCTGGCCGCCTGGTGGCTCTTCGTCGACTCACGCAGACGCACCGACAAGGTCAAGCCCCTGGACTTCAAGATCGTCGGCACCGCCCAGAACCTCGACATCGCCCGCGGCCCCTGGGACCGAATCAGGAACTGGTGCAACCCCAAACCCTCCACCGACGAGGAACGCGATCTCATCATCCCGCCATTGCAGGCCGCCACCGCCGCCGTCACCGACACCAACGGCAAGGAACGCATCATGGCGCGCTCGCGGGCCCACTACGAGATCCGCGCCGCCAGCTCCGCTCGCGGTAAGCCTGCAGCCAGGGTCCTCATGGATGAGCTGCGCGAGCAGAAGACGTGGGAGGCCTGGAACGCGGTCGCACAGACGACGAAGTCGTTCTGGTCGGGACAGCTGTGGGGCATCTCGAACGCCGGAACCCCGAAGTCGGTCGTGCTGCTCAAGCAGCGTGAGGTCGGCCTGCGTCTCATCGAGGAGTGGGACCGCTACGTCGAGGCCGGAATCATGGCGGCCGAGGAGTACGCCAACGATCCCACGCACGACACATCAGTCGGCCTGTTCGAGTGGTCCGCGCCGGACGGGTGCCCGGTCGACGACGTCGACGGCATCCTGCAGGCCAACCCGTCGATCGGCTACGGCTCAATCACGGTGGCCTCGTGCATCTCGGACAGTGAGTCGATGACTGACGCGGCCTACCGCACCGAGGTGCTGTGCCAATGGGTTGCCGCCCTGGTTGACACCTACGTGCGCGTGAAGGACTTCGAGGACACGCACCTGCCACCGGCCGACGTGCGAGCGATGATCCCCGAGGGCGCACGCACTGTGTGGGGCATCGACACCTCCCAGGACCGGTCGATGACCTACGTCGCTTCGGCTGTCAGTCTCAACGACGGGCGCCCGTTCACGACCGTGTGGGCACAGCGAGCGGGCATGATGTGGCTCCCTGCCTACCTCACTGACCTGGCTCAGGAGTCCGGCCACTGGGAGGTCGCCTTGCAGACCAAGGGGTGCCCGGCCATGGAGTTCGCCAGCCCGCTGGAAGACGCCGGCTTCACCGTCCACGCCGTCGACGGCGCCCACATCGGAATCGCCACAGGCCGCTTCCGCGACCGGATACGTGACGGGCAGCTGGTGACCGTGGCCCAGCCGGTGGCCCGCCTCGCGATCGAGGGCGGTGTCACTTCCAGGTACGCCGAGAACGACGCCTGGTCCCGGGTGAAGTCGCCGACAGATATCTCCCCGATCGTGGCTGAGACCGTCGCGCTCTACGGCCTCGAGCTCTGCGCGCCCGACGAGCCCGAGCCGATCCTTCCACCGACTCCGGCTGCGGTCGTCCGCCGTGACGACGTCCCGGGACAAACCCCCGCGCTCGGGGACTGGCTCAGCGAGAACCTGCGCGACGTCCGCTTCTGACCCCGCTATGACCCCTGATGGGAGGTGGTGACCCAGTGACCCGTGAAGTCGGCTACCAGGTAGATCCCACACTGGCGTCCTGGGGGACCCTCGCCCAGGACACCGCCGAGACCAATCCCGACCTGGCCTGGCCGGCCAGCGTCGCCGTCTTCGACAAGATGCGCCGAGAGGACTCCCAGGTCTCCTCCGTGCTGCGCGCAGTGACCCTGCCCGTACGCTCAGCCACTTGGGCCATCGACCCCACGGGCGTCCGACCCGAGGTCGTCGACCTGGTCGCATCCGACTTGGGCCTGCCCGTCGTCGGTCGCCCGCCTGCAGCGCCAGCCCGCACTCGCGGCCGTTTCTCCTGGGCAGAGCACCTGCGCCTGGCCCTGACCGAGCTCGTGTTCGGACACGCCTTCTTCGAGCAGGTGTACGACGTCAGCGGAGACGACGGGCTGGCGCACCTTTCCAAGCTCGCCTGGCGCCCTCCACGGACGATCTCCGCGATGAAGGTCGACAAGGACGGTGGACTGGCCTGGATCGAGCAGTTCGCGGACTCCGGCCGCGTACGGATCCAGGTCTCCCGCCTGGTTGCCTACGTCAACGATCGTGAGGGCGGTGACTGGGTCGGCCAGTCCCTCCTGCGCAGCGCGTACAAGAACTGGCTGCTCAAGGACAGGATGCTGCGCGCACAGGCCATGACGGTCGAGCGCAACGGCCTTGGCGTCCCGGTCTACACCGGCGCCAAGGCCCCGGAGAAGGCCAGCGTGCAGGAGACCAAGGAGTGGACCGAGCAGGAGAAGGACGCGGGCCTCAAGGTTGCCACCAGCTTCCGAGCCGGAGAGGCCGCAGGAGCTTCCATCCCCGCCACTGCGACCCTCGACCTCAAGGGCGTCTCCGGAGACCTGCCGGACACCGACGGGCCGATCCGCTACCACGACGAGCAGATAGCCCGCTCCGTCCTGGCGCACTTCCTCAACCTCGGCACCGAGACCGGCTCTTGGGCCCTCGGCTCGACGTTCGCGGACTTCTTCACCCAGTCGCTCAACGCCGTCGCACTGCACATCGCCGATGTCGTCCAGCAGCACGTCATCGAAGACCTCGTGGACCTCAACTGGGGACCCGAGGAACCCGCACCACGTCTAGTGGTCGAGCCGATCGGCCAGGAGCACCCCGCCACCGCCGATGCCATCAAGACTCTGGTGGACGCGGCCGTCATCAAACCTGATGACGCCCTGGACGCCTACATGCGAACCCAGTACGGCCTGCCCGTGGCCCAGCCCGAAGACAACGAGGAGGAGCCCGCACAGGCCCCTCCAGCACCACCGGAACCGGACCAGGACGACACCCCGGACGGCGCCCCGGGCATCGACGAGGTGGCCGACCCCGACGACGGCCCCCGGCCTACAAGCCGCACGCGGAACTGGTTCAGCCGCCTACTCACGCGACGCCACCGACCACACCCACGATGAAAGGAGCCCCCGGTGACCAAACGCCCGTGGGCCAAGATCGACCTGCACCCGACCGCAGCCGCTGACGATGGCACCAGCTCATCCCCGTCGGCCGCTGACATCACCCTCTACGGCACCATCGGCGCCGACCTGTGGGGCGACGGAATCTCCGCCGCCGACCTCGCCCGCCAGATCGCCGATCTCGACGTCGACGAGCTCAACGTCTACGTCAACAGCCCCGGCGGAGCCGCCTGGGACGGCCTGGCCATCATGAACGCCCTGCGCCGCCATAAGGCGAAGGTGACCGTCACCGTCGACGCGCTCGCGGCATCGGCTGCCTCGGTGATCGCCATGGCCGGCGACCGGATCGTCATGAATCGCGGCAGCGAGCTGATGATCCATGACGCCTCGGGCTGGTGCATCGGGAACGCCGAGGAGATGGCGGAGACCGCGCAGGTCCTGTCCAAGCTCTCCGACTCCTATGCGGCCGCCTACGCGGCCCACGCCGGGGGCAACACTGAGGACTGGCGGGCCCGC